ATGGAACAACCATTGAGGACTGCATGGGTGTGGCTATTGAGAAGTATGTCTCTATCCACAAGATCGTTAAAGGTCAAGAAGATGGCATCTATCGCAAGGTAGAGATCAGCACTGACTCTATGGATAGCGACTTAGAGCCTACCCAAGAAGTTACTCAATACGAAGACGATAAAGTAAAACTTTTAACTTACTACGGATTAGTTCCTAGAGAGTACATTGAACAACTAGAAAACGAAGAAGAGATAGAGGACTTGTTCCCTGAAGACTCTGTTCAAGATGAGTATTCTGATCTGGTTGAGGCTATTGTCGTCATTGCCAACGATGGAACTCTGTTAAAAGCAGAAAAGAATCCTTACATGATGAAAGATAGGCCAATTCTGGCTTATCAAGACGATACAGTTCCTAATCGTTTGTTGGGTCGTGGCACTGTTGAGAAGGCTTACAACTCACAAAAGGCTATTGATGCCCAAGTTCGTAGCCACTTAGACTCATTGGCGCTCACAACAAGCCCCATGATTGCTATGGATGCCACACGCCTGCCTCGTGGTGCTAAGTTTGAGGTTAAGCCAGGCAAGGCAATCCTGACAAACGGCAATCCAAATGAGATTCTGTTCCCGTTTAAGTTTGGTAATACTGATGGTTCTAACCTGTCAACTGCCAAAGAGTTTGAAAGAATGCTCCTTCAAGCTACTGGAACACTAGATTCTCAAGGAATGGTCAGTGCTGTGTCTAGAGATGCAGGTCAGGGCGGTATTTCGATGGCTGTTGCCTCGATTATCAAGAAGTACAAGCGTACATTGGTCAACTTCCAAGAAGACTTTATGATTCCGTTTATCAGTAAAGCAGCATATCGCTATATGCAGTTTGACCCTGAGCGTTATCCTACTGTTGACATGAAGTTTATTCCGACTGCGGCACTTGGAATTATCGCTAGAGAGCATGAACAACAGCAATTTATCTCTTTGTTGCAGACTCTTGGCCCAAATACACCTGTTTTGCCTGTGATTCTGAAGGGAATCATGGCTAATTCATCACTGTCTAACAGATATGAGTTGATTCAGATGTTGGATGAGATGGCTAAACCTGATCCACAGGCTCAACAAGCCCAACAAGCTCAACAACAACTTGCTTTGCAAGCTGCACAGGCTCAGATTGCTGTTCAGACTACCCAAGCAGAGCAAAATCGTGCTGAAGCGGCTAAATTGATGACTGAAGTTCAGTTAATGCCACAAGAATTGCAAGCAAAGACACTGGCAGCGGCTACTAAAAACCTTCCAAACAACGATTTACTTGCTGAGCAAGAGTTCAATAAGCGAGTCAAGATTGCTGAGTTGATGTTGAAAGAAAAAGACATCGAAAACAAGTTAAAAGTTGTTGAATTGCAAAACTCTAAGAGTGATAAGCAAAAAACAACAGATAATGAGTTCCTTAAAAGCATTATTGGTCAATGATGGACATTAAGCAGATACTGCTATCAGATGCGTCAACTGATGCAAAGTTGTCTGCATTGGCTATTTTGCTTGATAAGAAGCTGCCAAAACTTGAAACTCATGTTCAAGAAGTTCAAAAACTTCAAGGCCCACAGGGTGAAAAAGGTGATAAAGGCGATCAAGGCTCACAAGGTGAGCGTGGTGCTGATGGCATAAATGGTAAAGATGGCGTAGACGGAAAAGATGGTTCTGATGGAAAAGATGGAGAAGATGGTGTCTCCATTGTCAGTACCAAAATAGATTTTGATGGCTCACTAATAGTTACCTTTTCTGATGGCAAAGTTATCAATGTTGGTGACGTTGTTGGTGAAAAAGGTGAGCGTGGGCCACAAGGCGCTGCTGGCGTATCTGGTGTAAATGGTGAAGCATTTGCCAATCTTGATGGCGGTGCTCCAAATAGCGTCTATGGTGGCACAACACCAATTGATGCAGGAGGCATTTAATGGCGATTCAAATACAACTCAGGCGTGGTTTAGCGGCTGACTGGACATCTACTAACCCTACTCTTGCAGAGGGTGAATTAGGTCTTGAAAAAGATACAGCAAAGCTAAAAGTAGGTAACGGCTCAAGTTCTTGGACTTCACTGTCTTATCTAAGTACAGGTGGTGGCGGTTCAGGAACTGTTACCTCTGTTGCCATGTCTGTTCCTACTGGTTTGTCAGTAGCTGGCTCACCGATCACAAGCTCTGGGACATTGGCTGTTTCTCTACAAGCGGGATACTCTATCCCTACAACTTCGAGTCAAACTACTTGGGATTCTGCTTATTCTGAGAGAAGACAGTGGGATGGTGGTTCGACTAACTTAGTAGCGGCTACTGGTAGAGCATCTCTTGGTTTGGTTATTGGAACTGACGTTCTAGCACCTAATGGCTCTGCTGCTTCACTTACTTCCTTCCCAACTTTTAACCAAAATACAACAGGAACTGCGGCTGGTCTATCAGCAACTTTGGCAATAACTTCTGGCGGTACAGGACAAACAACCTACACTGACGGACAGTTGTTAATTGGCAACAGTACAGGAAATACACTTACCAAAGCTACTTTGACTGCTGGTAGTGGTATTTCTATCACCAATGGCGGTGGCTCAATCTCTATTGCGGCTACTAACTCTGGTACTGTCACTTCGGTTACTGGTACTTCACCAGTTGTCTCTAGTGGTGGTACAACTCCTGCAATTAGCCTGGCAGCAAACTACGGAGATACCCAGAATCCTTATGCTTCTAAGACTGCTAATTTTGTCTTAGCAGCGCCTAATGGTTCTTCTGGTTCTCCTACATTCAGGGCTATTGTTGCTAACGATATTCCTACGTTAAATCAGAATACAACTGGTACTGCTTCTAACGTCACTGGCACTGTAGCATTAGCTAATGGTGGTTCTGGTCAAACAACTGCACAACTAGCAATGAATGCCTTTGCTGGTGCGGTTACAAGTGGTTCTTATCTGCGTGGTAATGGCACAAATGTGGTGATGTCCACAATCCAAGCCGCAGATGTTCCTACATTGAATCAAAACACAACTGGCACTGCCTCAAATGTGACAGGAACAGTTGCGGTAGCCAATGGTGGAACTGGTTTGACATCTACTCCTGCGAATGGAGCGTTGGATATTGGCAACGGAACTGGCTTTACTCGTACAACATTGACTGCTGGCTCAAACATTACAATTACAAATGCTTCAGGATCAATTACCATAGCATCAACGGGCGGTGGTGGAGGCGGTAGCAGTGCAGGCGCTAACATCTACCTAGCAAATAATTTCGGAGGATTCTAACCATGCCAGTAACAGCAACCCCTATATTTTCCCAAACCCCTAATGTAGGGGCATTGAATGCCGTACTTAGTACTGCAATGACCAATACCAAAGCCTTTGATGGTACTGAAGCAGTTGGAACACCAATGGCACTTGTTTATACGGCAGGGGCTAATGGTTCTCGTGTTGACCAGATTACTTGTCGTTTTAGTTCTACCAATGGTGCAACGGCATCAGGTACATCAGCGGCAACTGTAGTTCGTTTTTGGATGAACAACGGATCAGCAAATACTACTGCGGGAAACAACATCTTTTTAGGTGAGGTGGCCTTGCCTGCTACTGCGGTAACTGCTCTTGGAACAACAGCACTTACAGTTTATGCTTTGCCAGTACCTACAGGTGGTCTTAACTTACCTGCTAGTTATCGTATTTATGCGGGTACAACTGTAGCGGCTGGTGGCACTAATATCGCCATTGCAGTACAAGCAGTTGGTGGAGATTACTGATGAGTGCGAGTAACCAGTTAGCCGCATTTAACTATGCGGTTCAACCATTAGGAAACTTGCAGATAAAGAACATTACTGCGGCATATATAGTAACGCCTAGTGATAGCAACTTTATTATTAACTCTACATCTGGTGTTTATACTATTTCAATTGCGCCTGCTAGTAGTTTTACCAGAGGTTTCAATTGTTTTATTTGGAATACATCTACAGTTTCTACGGATGTAATAACTATTGACCCTAATGGTGCTGAAACAATTGATGGAAGAACTACTGTAATTCTCCGTAGGGGTGAGGGAACACAAATTATCTGTGATGGCACAAATTGGCAAACAGGTAATAAAAAGACAATGCGTGGATATGCAGAAAATATCCCTATTAGTTATACAAGAGCATCTGCCGCAGGAAGTGGTGGTACTGCTGTAGGTGGGGCATCAAATGCATCAGGTCAAGACTCTATTGCTGTTGGATACACTTGCACTGCTTCTGGTACGGGTGCAATGGCGGGCGGTTATGTTGCAACCGCTGGTTCTGACTATTCATTAGCTTTAGGTGGTGGATCGGGTGGATACACTGCAACAACTGCTACAGGCGCAGGAGCAATAGCATTAGGTAATTCTTACGCATCAGGAGCTGATTCGTTTGCTGTTCATGTAGCAGCCAACGGAACAAGTACTTATGGGGCTAAAAGTACAAATAGTATTGCACTTGGTCGAAGAGCAACTGCAAGCGCAACTAGTGCTGTTGCAATTGGTGATACATCAACATCAAATGCCGCCAATACTTTAGCAATAGGTGCTGGAGCTACTGCAAGTGCTTTAGGTGCGGTTTGTATTGGAAATAACTATTACGTTACCAATCCTACTGCTAGTGGAGCAAGTTCAATTGCTATTGGCGATGGAGCAAGAACAGATTATAGGTATTCTGTTGCTCTTGGAGCAGGAGCAGTTTCTTCTGTTTATGGCAAATATAATTACGCTGGTGGATTTTTTGCAGGTCAAGGTGATGCTCAGTATGGAATAACAAATTTAAGAGCCTCAACAACTTCTGCAACATCAGTAGTTGCAACTTCAGATGGAGCTGCTGCTAGTTCTACAAATCAAGTTATTTTGCCAAATAGTTCAGCATTTGCATTTACTGGAACAGTTGTAGCTCGTCAACAAGCATCGGGTGGAACAGCATCAGCCGCATGGAAAGTTGAAGGCTTAATCCGCAGAGAGGCAAATGCAGCAAGTACAACTCTTGTTTTTTCAATGGTAACTGCAATTATTAACACTCCTCTTTGGACATTAGCATTAACTGCTGATACAACTAATGGTGGACTTACGGTAACTGCTACTGGTGCAGCGGCTACAAATATCCAATGGGTTGCTACCATTCAAACAATAGAAACAACATACGCATAAGGATTATTATGGCGATACAACTTGATTTATCAACATCTCAATATGGCGTTCCATTTGCGGGTGCTTACTTTCGCATTGCAACTGCATCTATCAGTTACACCCGCAATTCAGACAGTCGTCATAGCGTCATGTTAGATGTTGTTGGTTATGCAAAACGCCCTGAGAATGATGACACTCGTGATGTGGAATTTCGTAGATACCATTGCCCATTGAGTGAAGTTGAATCACAAACTGGTGCAACTTTCTTGGCTAAATGTTACGCATGGGTAATGTCCCAAGCTGACATGAATGGTTCGATTGGGGTTTAAATGACTCCTGAATTGCAAAAATACTACGAAGCTCGTTTTGAGATGATGTCTCAACAGGGGTGGAAAGATTTGATAGAAGATATTGACAAAATAATAGTATCTTTGAATAATATCTCTGTAATTTCTGATGAGAAAGACCTACAATTCAAAAAAGGTGAACTTTCTATATTAACTTGGCTGAGAAATCTTAAAGAGATCAGCGAGAGGGCGTATGAAGAGATTTTATGATTACGTCTGTGAAAACGGACACAAAACGGAAAAGTTTGTTGTTTATGAGGCAACGAACTTAAAGTGTGAGTGTGGCGCTTTGGCTAACCGCACTCTCTCTGCTCCAGCTTTTAAACTTGAAGGATGGTCTGGTTCTTTCCCAACGGCTCATGCCAAATTTGGGAAAAGTCATACTGACAAGTTGAAATCTGAGCAGAAACTCAACTCATAAGCAATTATGCCGAGTTGAATCTCCTACAACCGATAACGGCAGGAAAAAGGAAAAAGTATGTTAGTTGACAATGAAAAAGAAGAGTTTGGTGAGTTAGAAATCGAAGAACAGAAGATTTCGCAGAAGGCTGAACTCCCTGAAAAATACAGGGATAAAAGTTTAGATGACATTGTGAGAATGCACCAAGAGGCTGAAAAGCTCATTGGAAAGCAAGCACAAGAGGTTGGCGAAGTTAGAAAGTTAGCCGATGAACTTATCAAGCAGAACCTAAGTTCTAGACAACAGCAAACTAGAGAAGTAGAGCCTGAAGTAGATTTCTTTGAGAATCCTCAGAAGGCAGTCCAAAGGACAGTTGATAGTCACCCTGACATTATTGCGGCTCGCCAAGCGACTCTCGAAATGAAAAGGGCGCAAATTCAGCAAAAGTTAGCACAAGAACATCCTGATTTTGGCGATATTGCTAAAAATGAGGACTTTACAAACTGGGTTAAATCTAGCCCTGTACGAATTGATCTGTTTAAACGTGCTGATGCTGATTTCGATTATGATTCTGCCAATGAACTGCTAACGACTTACAAAGAACTTCGATCTGTCAAACAGAAGCAAGTGAGTGATGCTGGAGAAGCCACTCGCAAGCAGAATTTGAAAGCAGTTGGAGTAGATGTAGGTGGTTCTGGTGAATCCTCAAAACGGGTTTATCGTAGGGCAGACCTTATTCGGCTAAAAATGCAAGACCCTAACCGCTATGAGGCGCTTTCTGATGAAATCATGCAAGCGTATCAAGAGGGTAGAGTTAAGTAAACTTAATTTATTGGAGATTTAATCATGGCTAATACAGCATTCGCACCTAATAATGCAACCACAGTAACGTCCGCAGCTAACTTCATTCCAGAAATCTGGAGTGATGAAATTATTGCTAGTTACAAAAAGAACCTTGTTCTAGCGAACTTGGTTATGAAGATGAACTTCAAGGGCAAGAAAGGTGACACAGTTCACATTCCAGCCCCTGGTCGTGGCAACGCATCTTTGAAGAGCAAAACTGATGCAGTTACCCTCATCGTAGATACAGCATCTGAAGTTCAAGTATCTATCAACAAGCACTATGAATATAGCCGTTTGATTGAAGATATTGCAGAAGTTCAAGCCCTGAACTCTATGCGTAACTTCTACACATCTGACGCAGGTTATGCCTTGGCTAAACAAGTCGATACAGACTTGATTCAGTTGGGTCGTTCTGCCAATGGTGGTACTGCCGATAGCGCACGTTACACTGGTGGTTTCATCGGTGGTGATGGCACAACAGCCTTTGACTACAGTGCTAACTCAAGCGCTGGTAACGCCTCTGCTCTGACTGATGCGGCTATTCGTCGTACTATTCAGCGTTTGGATGACAACGACACTCCTATGGATGGTCGCTTCTTCATCATTCCTCCTTCAAGCCGTAACACATTGATGGGTCTTGCCCGTTACACTGAGCAGGCTTTTGTGGGTGATGGCAACGCTATCCGCAATGGTGAAATCGGTAACCTTTATGGTATTCCCGTGTTCACTTCTAGCAATGCTGACCATGCTTCTGCAACTGCTGCTTACCCAGCAAGCGGAACTTCTATTGGTCGTGTCTGCTTGA